TAACTTGGCATTAGTTATTCTTTTATTATAAATAGATTATTAGGTAAAAACTTTATCATCCACTTATAATGACAAGTAATCCTTTTCCTGTCTTTTGAAAACATCAGACCAAACATCTTTGTTTTGCATTAATGCTTGTGATGCTGCGTCTGTGATATTTTGTGACATACCTAAATTCATAGTAACATTAACGTTTCTATCGGGTAATGCGGTATTTGGTGTGGACTTACCGTTGTTACTATTATTTCCACCTGTTATATCAACTAATTTTTTCTGTAGACTTTCAATTGTTGACATTGCGGTTCCACCAAATCCAGTGGCTTTTACAAAATCTAACTTTTCTTGGATACCTTTTTTTATATCCTCAATAACAGTTCCACTTTCACCTTTTTGTACTTTATTAGTATATTCTGATAAATCTTTTTGGATACCCTTTGTTATATTATCTAAATTTAATCCACCTTCTCCTCTAATACCTCCTGATAATCTAATTCTAGCCATCGTTACGATTGAGTTAACATCTCTTTGTATGTTTGTAATTGACTCAAATTGATCTCTTGCAACTTCCTCAGAAGACATACTACTCATGTCTTCACCGTATTTCTTTAATGCTTTTGCTTGTTCGTTAGTTAAATCTGTTAATGCTACTCGAGTATCTTTAATGCCTAAACTATCTTGTAAACTTTTTGGTACGTCGATAACCATTCTACCACCATCCATTCTTGACATGTTAATAAGGAATTCTTTATCCTTTTCGTTCATGTCAAAACCTTTAGCCATTAAATCACTACTCGCAGCTAATCTTTCTTGTGATGCAATTGCACTCTTTGTTAATTCTTTATAATCGACACCTAACTGAGCAGCCATTTCTTTTGCTCTTCTTAGGTTTACACCTGTAATCTCAAATCTTCCTTGTTCACTATTATAGTTAGCTAAACTACCAGCAGCTTCGATTAACGCATCTTGTAAACCCTCAACATTGTTGGTGGCCATGTACATTAATTTTAATGGGTCATTAAACGCCCCAATTGCACCACCTAATACTTGTAAGTTTGCAGATAATTCAATTGCTTTATCAGGGTCCATAACACTATCAGCAACCTTAAACGCCTCACCCATACTCATTCTAAACTCAGTTGCCTTTCTTGACATCTGAGCTAATCCATCTATTCCTTTTTGGAAACCGTATTGATTTAATTTTTCAATATTATCCCTTATATCTTTAACTGTAGTTTTTCCTCTTAATCCTAATCCTTGTGATTCGGTACCCGCCTTTTCGATTGCTTTTATAGAATCTCTTGCACCAAATCCAACTTTTTCAAACTCGTTGAACACCTCACCCATTTCTTTGTAATCACCAATAAACGCCCTTGATACACCTAACGCACCTTCTAATGTTGTTTGATTAATTACATTAAATCTTCCACTATTTTCAATTAATTTTTGATATGCACCTGTAATGTCGTCAATACCATATCCAAATCTAACAGCTTGACTTGTTGATTCAACAATATCTTGTCTTACAACTTTTGATAATTCACCAGCAAGTCCGGTTTTTTCATTTATATCCGTTCTTAATTGAGATTCAATTGATAATTGATTGGATATTTGTTGTATAATATCTCCCATGCCGGCTAAAACAGTTTTAGCGGAAATTCCGTCTTTAGATATTGTTTCTAAAACACTTGAAATGTTGTAAGTCTCTTTGTCACTTACATTACCGTAAGCTGATGTTGTTTTAAATACTTCTAATGCACCTTTTAATCCTTCGGCTAAATTACCTGTAACATTTGATGTAGTACCATTGTTGGTATTTGTTTTTGTGTTAGGTTTTGGAATTGATTTTCCATAACTTGATCTTGATCCTATCCAACTTTGAACTGCAGGATCGTTACCTCCAGCATTAATATACGCACCGACTGCTGAATTTTTGTCAGGATAATTATCTACATACCATTGTTGATTTTGTAAAGCCATAACTATAAATAGATTATTGTTTGTTTTCTAATTCTATTAAATAGTTAACATAGTAACGTCTTTCCCAAACTGGCATGGTGAGAATGTCACCATATGTAAAACCCCTTTTAATTAAGAATAAAAATTCGTCTAATTGTCCTTTTTTATAATCCGTAGAAAGGACGAAAAAACTCAACCCCGAACCCAATTTCAACTTGGATTTTGTCTCCTGACGGGGTGGTTACTGTTTGGGTCAAATCAAGACCAGGTTTATTTTCTCTAACGTATTTCTTAAAATCTTGTGAATCTTTGATTGGTAAATTCTCAACGAAATCTCTAATTGACATGTTATCTCTAACACCTCCAACCGATTGAATCATCATCTCAAGTTGTTTAGTAACAATTGGTGCAATACCTAATCCTCCCCAACTTTTTTCAATGTCTTTAATTTCTGTTTCTTGTTTTTGAGTTAAAAATTTAAATGTTACTTCTTTTTTAGACCTTTCCATAAAATAAACATATTCACCATTTGTGTCTTCTTTTAAATTAAAGTCTTTCACTTTAAGTAAAGAAAGATCAACATCAAACGTAAATTGTTGTTCTGTCTTAGGATCAATCGCATTAATCTTATACTCTGAACCAAAGGCGGTATTTCTTAAGAAAATTAATATCGCTTGTTTATCTTCTTCAACAATCTCATCAATTGTAATATCTCTATCTAAAATTTTTCTTTTAAGTAATTCCGTGACCACACTGTTTGTTGACACTAAACTTGGTGCTGCCAGTATATTTTCATCGGATGCAGTGAGATATGCAACTCGTAATGATTTCTTCTTATTTGCGTAGTGAATACCTTTACTTGGTAGTTCAACAACGTCGTATGCGATTGAGGGGTCTATTCTTAATTGTTCCATACTCTAAATTTAACTAATAACAATTGTAAAGTAAAGTTTATAAAATAAAAAAGGTGTTATATGAATAACACCTTTTCTTATATGACAGATTATTTTATTATTAGTAAATCTGGATACATCTATCCATTCTTAAAGAACACGTGATTGAAGCCAAATCATCTCTTGAATAATCAAGTTCATTGAAATTCAAATCAGTGATAAAACATCCTTCTAATTTCCATTTTTCAACCACAACACCTGTTGGGTCTAACATTTCTAAATCTACGTTTTTCTTATAACCAGCGGCATATCCCATTCTACCTGTAACTGATTCTGCGTGTAGACGGAACCACTCCATTAAAGCTTGAGACGCTGAAGGTCCAATTGGGTCTTTAAACGTTACTCTAATCTCATTCCACTCAAATCTACCAGCAACGTATGTTGAGGTATTCAAGAAAGGAATCGCAACTGAGTTTATTTTTGCACTAGGTCTAGCTGCTGAAGTTACGAACCATTCGTTGATACCCAAAGATGAGTCGAATCTAACGATAAATCGGTTAACCCTTTTCGGCTCATATGGAGCCGGCATTTTCATTAATAAATCTGCCATGTTGTATTTGTTAAGTTTTTTTTGTTATTTTTACTTTCTTATAAATATATCCTAAATCAAAATAATTTTTTTTTGGTTTATTATTCAAAAGGACTTGATTTTATCAATTATTTTCCTTAGTTTTTTACAGGCTCCAGTATCTAGTTCCAGAATAAATAAAAAGCTTTTTACTTAATTAAATAAAATATAATAATAAATACTAGTATATCTAGTTCCAGTATTCTGGATGAAATATAAAAGTATAATTGTTATAAAAATTGGTTCCTCGTGGAACATATCTATTTCACCTGTAAAGGTTTTTAAATAAAAAAGGAGGACCTAAAGTCCTCCCTTCTTTTATAGTACACTCAGAGTTTATACATTGTCGAATGAAGCCCCTGTTGGTGTAATTATGAACTCAACGTCGATAAATTCAAGAGAACGAGTTGGTTTGATGTAGATTTTACCTCTCAAAGTGTTTGCATCAATGTCCTCTGGATCATTTGATACGGTTACACGGAACTCATATAAACCTCTTTCTTTCTTAATTGATTCAAGAATTGGGTTAACCAATCTTAAGAATTCATTTCTTACTTGCTCATCATTTTGTTCAAATAACAACCTAACGGCTACTGCTGAAATTAATTTTCTTGCTCTTAATAACAATCTTCTTACGTTAATTCTATCTAAAGCAGATTCTCTAACTTGTAAGGTTTTGTTACCCCAAATGATGGTACCTGTATCAGAGAATGTTGCAATTGGGTTAATTCTAGCTTTGTAAAGTCCGTCTCTTTCATCTAAAGTTAATTTTTTAGATGCTTTGATTGCGTTTATTAAACCTCTTGAATAACCAGCGACTGCGAACCAAGGATATGATACGTTATCAGTTAAAGCAATATTTTTTAATACCTCACCTGTTGGAGGGATATAAAGTTGTGTTGCATTATCTACGTCTCTTACTTGAATCCAAGGCCAATATGTTGCAGAATAGTTAGAATCAATTGCTGCATCATCTAAGAAACCAATTACATCATCTGTTGCTGTTGTTCCTGTTACGTTAGGTGAGTTCATTATATATAATGAATCCGCTCTATCGTTTTCAATCATGTCAATTGCTTGATTAACTAATGAACTTTGGTCGTAGAAGTTAATACCTGGTGTTGCAAACACGTTAATGTCTACCGCCTCAGGATTGGAGAATGTATTAATACCTGCTAAATATGAATAATAGTCAGAGTTTCCGTTGTATGTATCAAAAACACCACTATTATTAGTGTTACCACTAATGTATGTAGATTTACCAAATATAAATCCGTCTCCAAATGTTCTCACTCCTCTATAAATGTCCCATCCATCAAATCCACCACATAAAGCGAACGTAAATTTACGATTTGCCAATACTCCTAATTTACCCTTATCGTTACCTTCTAAGTCGTAAGGAGTTGTTTTAAACATATAACCACTAGGTGTTGCACCTACAATAGTTGATGCATTTGTTGATAAGTGGAATCCATATGTATATTCATCAGCGGTTGTACCTTTGAATTTTAATAAATCTCTATCGTAACCAACTTGAGAAGACATACCTAAAGATACTTTTCTAATTTTGTCTCCTGATTCAATTATTGAAGATCCGTCTGAGTTATATCTTACAACATCACCAGCATCTTGATATTGTGTTTTATAAACAATACCTCCTTGAGTTTTTCCTGAGAAATTAGTTTCAGTTGTAAAACCTTTAAAACCAGCTGGAATTGCATCAACTGGATGGTTATCAGCTAACACTAATGTTACTAATTTAGAACGTAATTCATATTCGCCATCCGATGTACCGATTTTTCTACCGATATAACCGGGTAAATCAGGATTCATTGAACATCTTGAAAATTTCTCTAATACTACGATGTTATCGTCAGTATCATTGAAATCACGAAGTAATAAATCAAAATCACCTGTTTCAAGGTTAACATTTTGAATTGTTATTTTAATTTCAAAGTTTGCCGATTCTCCATCAGAAATGGTTTGTAGTTGGAATAAATCCGCAACTTTACCACCTCTAACTTCAGAAACTACCATTGGAGATAATGTAGTATCCCATTGTGTTAAGAATCTGTTACCCTCTAAATTGTAAACTTCATCTAAACTGATACCTCTAATTTCACCTCTTTCAAATGCTGCGGTTAATAAATTAGGGTAAACTTCATGTACATAAAGTGGATAATCTCTATAAGACTTATCAAAAACGCTCGTTCCTAAAACTTTAGTAATGTATTTTGTTGATGTTGTGTCAAGTGAACAAGTAAATTGTTTCAATCCACCTGTAGAACCATTTGCATTAATAATAAATTCAGATAATGGATTAGTTCTAATATCAAAATCAGGACTTAAAGATAACGTGAAATCTGAATTATCTGTCATCTCTAATGATAATGATTGTGTATTTGTATAATGACCTCTTGATCTTAATACAGCCAAAACTGTGTTAGTGTGGTCAGTATTTAATGATGCATCATATGTAAATCTCTTAACATTAAACGATTGGTCTGTATTGTCATACACAAAAAGATATGAATAAACAGCATCAATTGTAGAGTCAACACCAGGTGTTGCTTGGTGAAAACAAGTGTTATACCACTCTTTTCCGTTACTATTTGATTCAGTTTTATTTCCTGTCAATGGAGAATCAACTTCTTTAGTTGAATCTAAAGGTGCAATTTCATCCGCCGGAACTAAACCGATTGTAAACCAATATCCATCATTACCACTTGTTGGGGTATATGGAAGTACTGTTCGAATATAATCAGTGATAGTGTTTCCTGACCATGAATCTACACCATTTAAATGTGTATAGAATCCACTATTAGTCATTCCCGTTAATGTTCTTGGGTCCATGTAAGATGCGTCTTCGGTTGGTGTGGTAGTAGTGTCTACTACGATTCCACCTAACGCTTTAATACCGAATGATTTATATGGTTTGTATCCAGTAAGTCCTAAGACTCTAGTTACAAATAATTGGTTTGATTCTTGTAAATAAGATTTTGCCACATAAGGTAATTCATATTTTAGGTTTCCTCCTTCGTCTTTTGCAGGAGACGTACCACCAAAATATGTTCTAAATTCGTCGAAATTGTTAATCAACAATGGTTCGAATGCTGGACCTTTTAAGGTCTCACCCACTAAACCCAAAGTTGTTACCCCGACGCTCTGTGCCACGAATGTTAAGTCCTTCTCTGATGTGTAGACACCTGGAGAAACGAATACTCTGTTTGAATTTGCCATCGATTAATGTTTGGTTAATTATTTTTATTAGTTATTCTATAAATATCTTTGTTTTTATGAAAGATTTCCGTAATTTTTTTAAATAAGATAGTTATTTATCCTTAATTATCTTTTTTTATCTATGACTGAAGAAAACAAAACAAAAAACGTAAAAATTAGTGAGAAGCATCACGAACTATTAAAAATCCATTGCGACAGGAACGGACTTAAAATTTATAAAGTTTTAGAAAAGTGGATTGAAGATTACTGTAAACCTAAAAAGAAAGATATGTATGGGGACGATTAGTACAAATAGGTGATAGTAATACTATCCCCAATCTGTGGTTCACCATTTAATGTTACGGTATCTTTACCACTAATATCAAATCCTGTACCCTCTTCTTGGACAAGACCATTTATATCTAAGGTAACAATACTGTCAATTGCGTTGTTCAATGTAAACGTTAAAGTTGAACCATTATACTGATATGATTGGTGAGCCAATTGTACGGGTTTACCATAGTTATCAATCCAAACATTATTTTTCCCCTTATAATATGTTATAGCTATTTGACTACCTTCGTATGGTGCGGTGGTAAATGTGATTTTAGATGTACCCGAAACGTGATAATAATCCACATCCCTTTCTTGGATTAGTCCATTAACCGATACATTAAATAAGAATCCTATACTTTCACCAACACTAAATGTTGTTTGTAATCCGTCACCAGGGAATGTAATAACCGTAATGTCTATTGTTTTATTAATAAATTTCTTTTGGTACCCCTTGTTTTGGATAAATTCATTTAATAGAAATAATCTACTAACCGCCGGTTTAACTTCAAATTCCTCACTATCAATTAAGAAACCTAACATAGTGAACGTATAATTTTGAATATAAAACCTACGGCCATCCATAGTATCCATTGGTGTGTTATCTTCAACCCTATCTAATACGATTGGAATATAGTGACCTTTAACTGTTGTATAAGATTGTCTTGATGAGAATTTTTGCATCACAATTTTACTAAACTTATTCAAATCCCTAAATTTGTTGCAAATAATTGTTACATCAAATGTAATATCAACAGCCACAGGTTGTGGCATTTTGTATATATCCGCACCCGCCTGTGTTCCGTTCCATGTTGGAACCGACGCATAGTAGAATGTTCTTCTATCAGGAATTGTCCTTTGTACCACGGGATTTGTACCGGGTTGAACATCAGGTTTTCTGATTACTGCAATAAAAGGTAATTCAACATTCCCATCATCGTCAGAGAATCCCCAATTTTGAGTGAATTCACCCCATCTTTGAATTGTTAAAATCTTTGGTATTACTGGAATTTTTATACCGTCTGTTGTTACAACAAAATTTTCCTTAACAAAACTAAGCATACCCCCATCTAAATCATCATGTAAAATTGAATCAGGCAAATAGGAATCGGACTTGGTTATTCTATCTAATAACTCCTGTCTTCTTTCTACAATTTGTTTACCCTCAAAGTATTCTTTACCTCCGTAAACATCAATGTTGTTTTTTCTTTTTGGTATTCCCATATTAAACTCCTCTAAATTCACCTTGCTGTGTTGGTACACAGGTTATAGTTCGGTAATGAGGTTTATAACCAAACATCTTATGTTTATTGTCCGACGTAACTCTTCCATCATTCGATACGGTATAATATCTTAATTTTTCTTCTGAATCCGCATAACCAATATAATCACCGTATCTTATATCTATACCTAAATCTTGTAAATGACTAATATAAACTGATAATGTTAAATTACCAGGCTCGTTATACCTAATTAATCCTGACTTATATGTCGAGTTTTTAGGTTCATCAATCTTAACTAACGCATTAAATTCAACAGGTGGAAAAAACTTAACCTCATCCTTACCTACTTCCGCATAAATTGCATCAGTCTCAGTTTTACCTCTATCAACACGATATAGGACTAATTTCATGTTCAAGTCCCCGTGTAGGTATTCCTGACCCATTTGAATGTTAACATCAAAATCGTCCTTTGAGAAGAATTTACCTAATCTTGTTATTGGTAGTTTGTTATTCATATCCTAATAAATAGTTTAATGTTCCATTCTATTTATGTATATTTTATAAGAACTATGATACCTGAAATAGAAGCTAGAGAAATATTGTCGACATACGAGGGTTCCAATAATCAATTATTGGAATGGAAGAGAAAATTTATTGATGTTAAAAACTTTAAATTAACCAGACCTCAATCGGAATATGTCATGAAATATAAAGATGTGACACCTAAAGTTGCACGCAAACACATTAAAATTGTTAGTACGTTTGGTGAGAAAATTATGGAAGAAAAACTTCTAACAAAACCTATAGAACAAATTTGGTGTGAAAAATTATTATGTGATTCTGAAAAGGCGTTTCATATATGGGGTAAGATTTTAGATAGCGAACAGAATAGTGCATTTTGGTTACCTAAAGCTGCAATTGTTCAAGAGGAGAAAAAACTTAATAGAGTTATTGATTACTCTAAGTATAATTCAAGACCCCCCATGGAACACCAGAAGGTTGCCATTGAGAAGTTATTAGCAAATGATAAGTTTATATTGGCTGACGACATGGGTTTAGGTAAAACAACATCAGCTGTAATTGCGTCTTTAGAAAGTAAAGCAAGGAAGATACTTATTGTTTGTCCCGCATCTTTAAAAATAAATTGGGAGAGGGAAATAAGAAATTATTCTGATAGGAAAGTTTTAATTGTCGAAGGACGTAAATGGGGTTCTACTTTTGATTTCTACATTATTAATTATGATATTATTAAAAACTACCACACTACAGACAAGAGTGAGGATAGCGACGATTATAAACTTTTGGTTAATGCCAATTTTGACTTGGCAATCGTAGATGAGGCTCATTATATTTCAAACGCAACCGCAAACAGGACCCGATTATTAAATGATGTTCTTGAAACCATACCTAAAGTTTGGTTATTAACAGGAACACCAATGACTTCTCGACCAATAAATTATTTTAATTTATTAAAGATTGTCGACTCACCATTAACATTAAATTGGCAATCTTATGTTCGTAGATATTGTAAAGGATTTCAATTTAGTGTTGGTAATCGTAGGGTATGGAATACAAGTGGTGCAAGTAATTTAGATGAATTAAGGGAACGTACCAAGAATGTTGTTTTACGTAGAATGAAAACTGATATTCTTGATTTACCTGAAAAGATTGTTACACCAGTTTTTGTTGAATTAACAAGTAAGATGTATGATGAGGAGTTAGAAGAGTTTACGCGCATTAGTAATGACAAAAAAGACGATGAAACTATTAGTGTAACCTTGAATCGTTTAATGAAAATTCGACAACTTATTTCTTATGAAAAAATTCCATACACATGTGAGTTGATTGACAAATGTTTAGAACAAGGAAAGAAGGTAATTATATTTACTAATTTTACAATGACTCTCGATATGTTGCATGAAAAATACAAAAAGAATTCTGTAACACTTGATGGTCGTATGAATAAAGATAAACGACAAGAGAATGTCGATAGATTTCAAAACGATGACAAGATAAAAGTGTTTATTGGTAACATTAAAGCTGCTGGTGTTGGTATTACTTTAACCGCCGCTGAAGTCGTTATTATGAATGACTTATCATTTGTTCCAGCGGACCACTCACAAGGTGAAGATAGAGCGTATAGATATGGACAAAAAAATAGTGTTCTCGTATACTATCCTGTATTTGAGAACACCGTTGAAAAAGTTATTTACAACATCCTTCAAAAGAAGAAAGGAATTATTGACCAAGTAATGGGTGACGGAGAATATTCCGAATCATTTAGTAAAGATTTATTAAAAGCGTTACTTTGATTTATATTCCTTTTCTTTATACAATAATTCAGTAGGAAAAAAAACACCATTTTCTTCAAAAACAATTTTATTTTTATCGTTATAAAAAATCATAATTCTTTTTTCTAAACAAACAAAAACATAATAATTACATCTGGATTTTTGACTCATTGCAACATCGATAAACCAACCATTATCTCTCGGTATAATACTACAAACACTTTTTATTTGGTCAGTTGTTTTATAATTTAAATGATTTTTCCAAACATCAATACCTTCTTTTCTATCGTTATAATCACCTCTCCCTTTTGTTGATGTATATTCAACTATATCAGGAAAAAAATAATAAATGTCTTTTTCATAAAATCTTTGTGCCTCATCGCCTATTCCCATTGTTTTATTATATAAATCAATAAGAATAAAATACATTTCACAACCTTCTAAAAATATTTCATTTTTTTTATAACGAACAATTTTTAATATTTTTTTTAATTTTTCTATTGTTTCATATTCTGAATCGTTAAAACTAAAAACAATTTGTTCTTTATATGAAAAAGTTGTTCCATCAATAACGATTGATTCTATTCCCTTTTGTCTATATAAGTTAACTAAAAACCTATTGCATCTATTCATTATTATTGAGTGACCCGTCCAATGAGTATCCGCCTGCATAAGTGGAGACCAATCCCTATCTATTATAACCCCTAAATCAATTTTATTTGATTCTCTTGGATTTTGACCCCACATTCCCAAAGGTTCGTATATTTCTTTTAAAATATTTCTAATCTCATCAGCTAAAAAATGTTTAATCTTATCGTTTCTTTGCCAAGATTTCGATAATTCATCCGTTAATGAAGTTTGATACAATGAATCAATGTTTAAATTCTTTAATCTTTCTTTTATATCCATAATACAAATATAAGATATTTATAGTAATATATCAAATAATATGAGTGCAACTATAATATCACAACCCGAAAAAGAGAAGTTATACACACAGGTATTTCACTTGTTAGGTATGCCAGTTCGTGGAATTGAACTAACAGAGGAACAAATGGACACCTTTATGGAACTATCCTTATCAGAATATGAACAATATGTTTCTGATTGGTTAATCGAATCTCAATGGTCGGCATTAGCGGGATTGAACGTTGACACTCAATCTTTAACAAGAGCGTTTACCACAAGAAGTTTGGATTACGAAACTCAATATACCTACTCATATTCCAAAATTGTAGGTTTACAGACAGGTGGTGATTGGGAATTAAAGAAAGATTTTATTGAACTTGAATCTAATGTTCAAACATACTCAATACCTGCTGGTAGGGAATTAAACGAACTCTTATGGTTCACAAGGGCCGAATTAACAGATTCCATGGTTGACCCCTTCTTGGGGGGATTTGGAGGTCTTGGAGGTGGTGGATTTGGTGGTGTAGGTGGATTTGCACAAGTGGGTATGTCGGGATCTTATTTTATGATGCCGACGTTTGATTTAATATTAAGAATGGGTGATAGAAACCTTAAAAATAGATTAATTGGTGGTGAATTAACATATAGAGTTACCGCGGGTCCAAGTGGTACAAAAATAATCCACCTATACAATGTACCCGGTGGTAAATTTGATTTTGGTAATATTAAAAGAAATAACTTTAAAGTTTGGTATTGGTATTACGATACAATGGATAGAGATACTTGTTTAGACCAAAATAAGGATGTGGTTAAATTACCGTCTGATGTTGACACTGAACAATTGACTTGGGATTCATTAAATAAACCCGCACAAAACTGGGTAAGAAAATATTTGATTGCATTTGCAAAAGAAGGTTTAGCTAGAATTTGGGGTAAATTCTCAGGAGACTTACAAGTCCCCGATAGTTCAGTTAAATTAGATTACTCATCATTACTTACAGAAGCAAAAGATGAAAAATCTAAATTGGTAGAAGAACTTATGCAGAGACTTGAAAGACTTCGTCCTGAAAAAATACTTGAAAGAAAAGGTAATGAAGCTGAAAATCTTAATAAGTCTTTAAAATATAGACCGTTCCAATCTCCATACAACGTAATTTAAGATTCTACTGCGTGTAGTGCATAATCATTACCATTAGTTTCTATAATTTCATCTTCATTACTTCTGATACTATCAGCTTGTAACGATACAACTTTTCTATTGTGGTCCACCCAAAATTGGTCTGCAAGTTCTAAACTATTTTCTACATACATAAAGAATGGGTCTCTACCAACACGGTTCCAAAATATAACTTCACTATCAGCTAAAGTCATAACCTCATCTAATTTATCTTGTCCATCTTCTTTTAATGGAAAACCGTTTACTAAATCACATTGTAGTTTTGTAAAGAATTGTCTATCCTTTGGGTCCTCAATTAAAATATCATCACGCACATCAGTTTTAAAAACACAAAGCAATGGTTCTAATCTTTTGTTAAAATTATTTAAATAACGTGCAACATTATAATCACCTTTTAAATCGGGATTATTTAATATTTCTTTTTCATCAATCATATAACAATTGATTTTTAAATATTCGGATGGCATCTGTATACCGTGTGTTGCTAAAAACTCATCTTGTGCCTTCTTTGTTGGTTTTGTTACTTTTTGCACATCACCATCTGATTTTTTAAGTCCGTTATTTACATAATAAATTGTGTCACCCAAACCAGCCGGATGTTCATTTTCAATTACCAATTCCATGTGTGCTTGACGAGACATTAATGAACCTGCTTTAGTTGTTTTTTTAATGTATTTTTTATAATCTTCCACAGATTGTTTAACACGTGCTTTGTTTGCAATTTTTGATAACGGTATTTCTTTATTATAAATCTTCTCCACGTAATCATAATACAATTCTACAAAAGATAGTCCATCACCATTTAATAAATGTTTTAATCCTTCATCTAAGAACTCAACAATATACGTTTGTAATTTTTTTGACTTGATTGTATTACCTGTTAATTTAATTTTCTCTTTACCTTTTTTCATCATCTTAATGATGTAGTTTTTACGAGAAACATTAATACAAGCTGGCGCAACATAGTCAATATCTAATCCCATTTCATTTCTCATGAATATATCATTGAACTCTGCAGTATTGGCCTCAATACCTCGATATTCTTTACCCTCAATCACCAATTCATTTAAACCTTTACCAATATAAATGGTATCATTAATGTCTTCAGGTGTTTCAAAGTTTACACCATCAGTATCCATTACAAGAGGTTTATAACCTTTCTTTTGAAAGAACATAATCATCATACGTAAACATTGACGACCAACACACGTAATAGTTTCACCCATATTCATATCACCCCAAGGGAATACTTGTGGTGCAGATAAACTACCAAAGTATGCGTTAATAAAAATCTTAATTGGTAATTGTTTACGGTCGTACATTTCCGCAGCAACGGGGTCACTATCTTTTAGTTCACCGGCTAAATGTTTATATTTAATACGAATATTACGGAAATACTTTAACATTGATTTTTGAACTCCCATAACATCACATTCAGGGAAAACATCATATACAAGTTGTATGGATGGATAAAGTGATGAATAGTCAAACTTAACAATGTTCTTTGAGAAACCAACATTTAATAATCTTGATAATCCTCCTGTGATTGCACGTTTTTCATCTTTTGCAGGAATTGCCAAATTGTTTTCATAAGACCACGCTAACATGATAATCTTCCACAATGTTGCAGTACCCATTGTTGCAATTCTTTCATAGGTTGTTGGTACTAATTTAGAAAGAAGGAATGTTGATTGAGAGAACGAATCATCTACAATCATCGTCTCATACAAGTCATCGTCAAGATACTGTTCTACAATTTTTCTTCCTGTCCATATTTCAAATTTACCCGGATATTTTTCTAACAAACCGTCCGTTCCTGGCTCACCTATTTGTTTGTAACCACCTGTTTTTGGATTGACGTAATAACTTTCGTTGTCAAGATAAATCTTTGAAATTTTTCCACCATCAACATAAACTCGATTAGGTTTTTCTTTTTCCAAATATGTGGTGATGTATTTCAAACCCCACGATTTAATTTCTGAATTAATTGCTTGAGCTCTACGAACTGAGTGTGCAATATCAATAATATTAAAACCCCAAATAACATGTTGTTTATATGGTTCAACTTCATTGGCGAGTTTTAACATTCCCTCTTTCTCTTTCATTCCAATTTTGGTGAATATTTGTGTTAATCCATTAACATCTACACCAAGAATCTGTGCACGTTTTAATATAAACGGCCAGTCAAAGAAAGCGGAGTTATAACCTGCAACAATTGTAGGTTTTAAATCTTTTATATGTTTAAAAAATCTTTCGATACATTTTTTTTCACCGTCCTCACCAAAGGCGGGTATTGTTTCATTTAAACCACGGTTATCCTTAACTCCAATCAAAATGATATTGCAAGTTTCAGGGTCAAGACCGGTGGTCTCAATATCAAATACAAACCGATAAACACCATTGTATTCATCAATCCCTTTAAATAATCTTTTTTTCTTTTGTATGAGATATTGTTCTACCGGAGATAGAACGGTAAAATATTTTCGAAAATTTTCATTCCAAGGATCAATACCACCTTCTCTAAAGAAACTTGTTAAATTGGTATAACTTTTAATACTTTTAATTAAGTATTTCATACCCATTTCAAGTCTTTCATTTCCATGAGTTTCTAATTTGTCAATAATAATACCATGTTTAGCCATTGCTCTTTTTTGCAACGCTTTGGAATTATTATAAAAACCTAAACCGATTAAATCCCCAACCCATAAAAATGGTGTGTAAGAATCAGGTTTTACGATTTTACCCTGTTCAGGGTCTTGAATAATTTTGAAAATTGTGTTGGTGGGGTAATCATACTCGACTCCCACGATGAATTCTTCGGGGTCGCCACCATTAAGGAAATTCTCGATAATTTCCTGAGAGATAACTTCTTTCATTATAATTTTTTTTAATGTGACACATTTACTTGTGGGGAATCCACAGTTAGTCTTTACATTACAATTATACGAAAAAAATGTTAGATTATCAAATTACGTTAATGAAAAGTTTCTCTTTTATTGGTAGAATCAGTTTTGTTGTGGGACTTGAATTGGTATCTAAGAATTGTATTGTTATAATTCCTTCATATTTACCCTTTTTTGATGTTCCTTCTTCAGTGAATCTATATGTTATATAATATTCATCTGTTGTTTGGTCGTACTTTTTTGTCCTTGTCGTTAATAAACATTGACCATTTAAAATATGATATTCTTCTGTTTTAACATCAAACATTTCAAATGTGATGTCGGAATTTTCTAGCATATCATTAAAGGACGACTTGTCGTTTTTACCGTCATCAATCAATCTCATTTTAAGGATTGGGTCTGTTGCCCCTTGTCTGATAAAAAATTCCATTACTTAATTGTTAAAATAAATTCGTTACCTGATAAAAATGGTGCATTATCTTCATTTTTTAATTCATTTGACTTACAGTAAAATTCTTCTTTTACTATTTCAAATGGAAATCCCATTTCATTTTTAATAACACCTTTAATGTGTTCAACCGTTAATGGTTCATTAGTG